CACAGGCTTGCCGCATACGCCATCACCAGTACCCCTAACAGGACAATGATGACGGCTTCTTTCACTCTGCTACAGGCACTTGCGCTTCGGCCTGCTCTTTGACTTTGACGATCAAGGGCCACACGCCGCTGGAGGAGGGCAACTGCCCAAGCGTTTGCAGGATGAAGTTGATTTCGTTGATGTCAAGATCGAGGGTCATGCTGCACTCCAAGGCAAAGCAGTATTTGCAGGGCTGACAGGCGGGTTCGCTAAAGAATTCAGTTGTCCCTGCACACACTGCTGTGCGCTTGTAATGGCTGACTCAGGAATCCAGCCGATGACAATTGCTTCAGTTAAATCAGCGTATGGAGTCACTGGGCCTTCTTGGTCAGCAGAGTTAAACTGCGTGTTGCCGCCGATAGAGGCAGTGTATTCACCAGATACTCCGGTGACTTCATACAGCACGTTGACAACGTAGTCAGGTGATGGGGTATTCAATGTGTACATTGAAGTGATGGTTGTGGAAAAAGTCGTCATAATTTACCTTTCAGTTTAAAGATTAGCGGCATCCAAACGTGCCTTAAGTGATTCGTTTTCTGCAATTAGGTCTTTAACCATTGCTACTAAGTCAGCCATTACTTCTGAACTTGATGCTTGCATTGCTTGCATGATTGGTTTTCCATCAGCATCTACAGCATCTTTTTTGCCAGTAACTGATTTTGGATATGGATTAGCAAAATCGTGTGCAACAAAACCTCTGAACTCAGAGCCATCAACAATCCAAGTGCCTTGCTTTGGCAACAAAGACATTAAGCGTTCCTTGTAACCAGTCAATGCGCCCGTGATGTTTTTCAGGCGGTAGTCGGATGATGTTGCGTAGGTAGTTGTTGTGCCAGATGATAAGATTTCACCAACAGCAGTTCCTGCCGCAAGAAACGAAACATGGTAATAATTTCCACCATTATTTGCGGCATTAGTTTGAATGGCATGACCACCAGATGATGGTTGCGTAACTTTAATATTAGCCGCAAAAAACCCTTTTCCACTATCATCCCAATAAGCTCGTGGATTCCCATCACCGTCTGAAAGGACGATGTAGTTGCTTGCTGTGCGAATGTCTAGGCTACCTTGGTTGCCGTCATAACCACCGAGGATGGTGTTCTTGGAGCCTGTAGTGACGTAATAGCCAGCACCAGCCCCACCAACTCCATTCCCAATGAAATTATTTCTTGTTCCCGTGGTCAGAGAATAACCAGCATTTGCACCAATCGCCAAGTTTAGGGTTGAGCTACCCCCATTAAGGTTTGCTGTATAACCAGCCCGATAGCCAATAAAAATATTAAAACTATCTGTGGTGCTGCTATAGCCTGCTTGATAGCCTAACAAAACACCTCCAGTTCCTGTTGTATTGCTATACCCCGCCTGATACCCAACAGCAGTGTTGTTAGATGCTGTGGTGTTGTTTTGAAGGGCGGATTGACCTAAAGCCGTGTTGTTACCGCCTGTAGTATTCCCGTAAAGTGCATTTAAACCAACAGCGGTGTTCAAAGTACCTGTGGTATTGGTGTATAAAGCAGCATTTCCTATAGCGGTATTTTGACCAGTGGTATTTGCGTAACCAGCCTGATAACCCACAGCAGTGTTGTTGGAGGCTGTGGTGTTGGCTTGGAGAGCATCACTACCAATTGCAACATTTGAGCCACCCGTACTGTTATATAAAGCAGTAGAACCAAGAGCAACGTTGTCGCTTGATGTTTGGTTTGAATACCCAGCGAGACGACCAATAGCTGTATTTCTAACACCTGTTGTATTTGCATACCCAGCCTGATAACCCACAGCAGTGTTGTTGGAGGCTGTGGTGTTGGACTCTAATGCAGATTTACCAAGCGCTACATTGTATGAGCCAGTAGTGTTGTAGTACAGAGAACTTGTACCAACAGATACATTAGAGCGACCTGTTGAGTTTGTTGTTAAAGCGTATACACCAACGCCTACATTTTCTACTGCGGTTGTATTTGCGTAAAGTGCTTTGTATCCAATGGCAACTGTTTCACTACCAGTGCTATTTGTGTAACCCGCTTGATAACCAACAGCAGTGTTGTTGGAGGCTGTGGTGTTTGAACCAAGCGCTCCGCTTCCAACGGCAGTATTATTTGCGCCAGAAGTTATCACACGCATTGTGCCGTTGCCAAGCGCAGTGTTCTCATCACCCGTCACACCAGCAGAATTGTCCATTGACAATCGACCAACAGACACGTTGTAGTTACCAGTGGTGATTGCTTTTCCTGCAAAATAACCAATAGCTGTGTTGTTTGTACCTGTTGTATTGCTATACCCCGCCTGATAACCAATGCTGGTATTAGAAGCCCCAGTTACGTTTGTATACCCCGCCTGATAACCAACCGCTGTGTTATTTGATGCTGTGGTGTTTAAAGCAAGTGCGTTGTTACCTAAAGCAGTATTAAAATTTCCAGTTGTGTTTGCACCTAATGCCCCAGTACCAACTGCGGTGATTTCGCTTCCAGTAGTGTTTGCTGTAAGAGCAAATCTTCCAATGGCTGTCATTTCTTGACCCGTGGTATTCGCAAAAAGCGATTTGTAACCAACTGCTGTATTGTATGAACTTGTACTGGTGTAACCTGCTTGATAACCTAGATAAACATCTTGTGTCCCTGTAGTATTACTATACCCAGCCTGATAACCTACAGCAGTATTGTTAGAGGCTGTGGTGTTAGTGTATAGGGCATCTTTACCAATTGCTGTGTTGTTTGAGCCTGTGCCGCCAGTTCCACCACTTACAAGCAGAGCATTTGTGCCGATTGCTGTATTGCCATCGCCAGTGTTATAACGCGCCGCTTGGTAACCAACAGCAGTTAAATACGCCGCATTTGTTGTTGCACCTGCTTGATTGCCAACGGTTGTATTCTGTGCGCCACTCGTATTAGCCGCCAAAGCACTAGCACCCACCGCAGTATTGGTAGCCACAGCACCTGCACCACGGCCTACGGTGACGCCGTATATGGTTGCGTCAAATGTGCTACTCAGCGTCCCGGTTACTGCTAGGCCGGTGGCGTTCAGGCTAAAAATAGGAGTCGTGAATGTAGACCCGCCATTGGTCGTGCTTGGCGTAATTTCAAACGTGTTGGCTGCGTATCCCGACATTGAGATTTGCCAGTTTTTCTCTGCGTTTGAACCCAGCATTTTGAGATATGCGGCGTTGGCTGCAAACGCGCTTCCAAGCGTCATTGTCGGAGTCGCCCCTGTGCTTAACGTGGCGTTCCCACTCGCACTCAGCGTAGTAAACGCACCCGTGGTCGCAGTCGTAGCACCCACAGTGCCGTTGATGTTGATAGAGGCTGTACCTGTCAGGTTGGTGACTGTGCCGCTGCTGGGTGTGCCGAGTGCCCCGCCATTAACGACAAAAGCGCCAGCAGAGCCTGTATTAACGCCAAGGGCTGTGGCTACGCCAGTACCAAAGCTGGTGATACCTGTGCCGCCGTTGGCAACAGCCAATGTCCCAGCCAATGTGACTGCGCCAGCGGTTGCTGAACTTGGCGTTAAGCCTGTGGAGCCTGCGGAAAATGTGCTTACGCCGTCAGTTGCACTGGTGGCTACTTTAAAGAAATCCGAGCCGTTCCAAGCCACAACCGCTTTCTCAAGCGCAGCTAAAACCACCCCAGAAGTTGGCGTAGCCCCCCGAATCGTGACCGTATAGGAGGCAGATGTGTTGTTTACTACGTATATCTTGTACGCAGCCGGAGCTGTAACAACAATGTTTACCGAAGACGGCGAACAAGTCAGGATGGCGTACTGCGAGGAAGCTGCTCCCAAAGTAGTGCCAGTGGTCTTTGTCAGCGTAACGTCTGCTGTAATTGACAGGCTACCCGCAATAGATGCGTCCAGATACTTTGTGATGTAGTCGTTGACCGTATCACCCCACTGCCCTGCAAGCTCACCCTGTACAGGAAGCGCAAGGCCCAATAACGAAGAATATGCCGTTGTCATCTAGTACTCCTAAATCGTTGTGATAGCCGTCCAGTTGGCTGTCTGTGTATCATCTACCTGCGTCCAACCAGCAGTCTGTGCATCGTTGATATTTTGCCAGTTTGCGGTCTGCGTGTCATCAATAATTTCCCAGAAAGGTCGCCCATTTACCGTATCCGTCCCAGTTGCCAACTCTACAACAGAAGCTATAAACGCCGCTGCCGCCGCCAATGTATCCGCGCTAACTGCCGACTCCGACACACTAGCTGCAAAACCCTGCGCCGCCCCAACAGAATCCGCTGCGCTGGCGCTTTCTGAAACACTTGGACTAACCGACAACGCTGAGACAACTGCATCCGAACCGCTGGCTGTCTCGTCAATAGTCCCAAAGAACTGAAAACTCGCTCCCGTTGCATCCGTACCCGTAGCAGCCTCTGTAACTGTAGCCCCGTATGTGGGAGTACTTGTTACCGCATCCGATCCAGTCCCCGTCTCAGTAACCGATACCCCGTAAGTCGCAGTAGAAGTAATCGCATCACTACCCGTACCCGTCTCAGTCACCGCCGCTATAAACCCTTGAGCCGAAGTAACCGCATCCGTGCCCGTGCTTGTCTCTGTAACCGCCGCATTGACCTGTACCAAACTGGATACAGCGTCTGTCCCCGTGGCAGTCTCACTGACCGAAGCTCCAAGGGCCGCTAACGCTGTTACTGCATCTGTGCCAGTGGCAGTTTCGGAAACGGAGGAGTCGTAGAGTGAGTCACCCCAGCCTACTTGTCCCCATGAGCCGGAACCCCAACCCGCCATATCATCCAGCCAAGCTGAACGTGTAGGTCACAGACAGTGAATCTCCAGACACAACCGAGCGATCCCCGGGGGAGCCAAAGTCAGCAGCCGAGAACAACGTCCCAGTCGTACCGCTCTTAGCACTGCCGCTGGTCAAGAAAGCCCCGCCCACAGTCGATGTGGCATTGATCGTGAACGATGCAGGAGACGCAGAGTTAGTCACAACCGATGGGTTAGCTGTTGTAGCAGTAGCAAACGTAGCAGCCACACGGGTTGCATTGCTGTAAGGCACAACCTCAGTCCATCCAGCGTGGGAAGACATCGTGTCACCAGCCGCAGGGGTGTTCGAGGCCGCAGCGCCGTACAAGCCAATGTACCAAGTGGTGATCTGTGCAACTGAGGTCAGAGCCGTTCCAGCCATGTAAGCCAGACCAGCGTTTACCACCAGATTCTTGGAATCAGCTTGCCACTTTAAGTTACCGTCTTTGTCATGGCACTTAATATGGTACACGCCCGTGGCTTGTGCAGCTTCACCGGCTTTGGTATTGCAAGTCAGACCACTGGAAACAATGTCAGTAGCTTTGAGTTTTTCGGTGGTCATATTGACTCCTTAATTAGAAGAACGAATAAGTGCTGCCGTTGCTGAGTTAGCTGGCATGGTGATTGTAAATGTGCCGCTGGAAGTTTTATCTGACCCAAAGTCCAAAACACAAATAGATTTGTTACCCTTGGTGACGTTATAGATCAACGCACACCGAGCCGTGATAACGCCTGTCCACGAAATATTAGGAAAGCCCACATACGCCGTGTACCCAGAAGAAGCTACTGTAATAGGCGTTAATATCGCCCCGCCAGCAACGTAAGTGCCCGTGTTTGGAACTTCATTCGTAGATGAATACACCGTTGTATCCGCATCCAAGTTGGCAGAGGCCGTGTACAGCGCAATCTTGATAACATCCGTAGTCAAGTCATGTATGCCTTGATACAACTGCGCCTTGAACGATGTGGTCTGGGTTTGAACAATCACGATACAGCCACTCTAATTTGACCATCGCGGTATGCATCGGCACGCTGTTTGCCGTCTGCAAGGTTTTTGTACAGAGCAATAGCCTGAACGTATCTGTCTTGATACAGCTTGAGCATATCGGGTTCGCCCTTCATGTAGGTCAATGCCTCACACATGGTTCCGTACAGCAGGACTGAATCAAAGTTATCGCCAAGCCAAGTTGTACTGGCGGTCACAATGGACTCTGGGTAGTAGTTGTAATGAAGCTCTGTGTTGTACGCAATGGCTGGCGTAGGGCCAAGAATAAACGACAACTCGTTCACATTATCTGAACGTGGGCCAAATATGGCGTAATGCTTTGGCTTACCCGTTGAGGCGGGATTGGGATATGCATCCCGCATGAAGTTCACATCTTTGTTTAAAAGATACAAATAATCACCACCAGCCGTAGGATAGATTGCAAGACTGTACACCGACAAAAAGTCAGCAGGGCACTGAAGGTACTTGTTTGAAGCCGTCAGAACACCCGTTACGTTTTTACGTAAGTTTGCTGGCTGCGCAGTGTTATAGATCCGCTGCTCCGCCTGCCTGATGAAGACATCCATATCCACCGTGGGAAACGTGTTCTCACAGTAGTCAGAAACTGCAACAACAAGCTGGGCGTAATTCATGCCATTGGGCCTCTAGCAACTCGGCCTTTAGTCGCTGCGCCATTACCGCGAGTGACAACACCCGTGGTTTTAGTTGGATGCGGCTCTCTACGCACAATGTTGCCAACACTCATGTTGACGTTACCAGCCTCGTCTGCGTTGGGTCTGCTATTAACAGCAGGCGCTGTTTTGACAGGTTGTTTGTATGTAGCCATGATTAACCCCGCTTTTGGTTAGCAATTTTAGCCAAGCCACGACCCATGGTCTTCATGTCTTTGTTCAGCTTACCAACGGTATGCTTTGCAGGGCCATTCATAATAGCCACTGTTGGGCCGCTATCGCCTAAATTCTTGCCTTTGGTCTTGCCTTGTTTAGCAACACCGTCTGCTGATCTTGTATATGCCATGTTCAAACTCCTTAAGATACCGTTACTGTACCAACAAATGTCGTTGCCACCAAATAATTCGGTGTCAGTCCATCATCAAAAAACCTCGATCCACCCACCGGATTCCAGCCCCACTGAATATCCCTAGAACCACCAGACAAGTTACCTGCTGCATTTACACCAGAAGTAACATAAGTCGTATCCCTACGGGGATTTCTCAAAGCCTGTGGATCATCCACCGGGAATGTTCCTAGCATCAACTGCGGCTGATCCGGATCCCAGCACTCAGGACAGACCAGCAACTGATATTTACGCTGCTTAATAATCTCAGTCTTGAGATACTTTAACTTAAACTGCTCCCCGCACCTATCGCACATCGCAATAGCAATCTTGCCAGAAGCAAACCTATTTCCCATCAGCTACCACCAATGAACATTTGGCGTGGGACGAATCGCACCGCAGCCTTCTCCCGGTCTTCACCGGCAGCAATCTCAAAAGTCTCGTCGTACATCTGCTTGAGCATTTGGATTCTTGGCATAAGCTCAGGAACCTTGACCGCTATGTGATACGCCAACCCAGCCACAACACACGGTAAAAAGCGGAAGTTTAAATCGGCAGTCTCTACACCAGCCCCAGCATCCTGAACCCGGCGCAGTCTCCAGTATACAAATTGGTAGGTTGTGGAGTTATCAGGAGTAGGCCAGACCGTTACCGCAGGGAGTTGCGGCACAAATACCGCCGTAGCCGTTAAATGAGAAACAGCCGTTGTATTGTTCTGACCCCGATACACACCGCCTAGAACAGTCCCAGTAATGTACGTGTAATAGATATCTTCTTCATCTAACCGGATGAAGCCTGATCCAGCCAAACCAGATACGGTATCTAACGTAATAGTGGTAGCCGTGGCACTTAAAGCGCCATCTAAAAGTGAGTCTGTGGGGTTAACCTGCCCAGACAAACGTTGAATCCAAACCTGAATAGGTCTGGCTTGCTGCAGCTTGTTGGGAATAGTGGCATAGGTAGAAACACTAATACGTGTGATGGTCAGGTCTGCTTGCGTAGAAGCTGCGTTCTGTCCTGTACGGATCACCTGTTCTAACAGATCAATCGTATCCACAGGTAGTGCATATGTAGCCAACCCCGGAACTAAGTTGATGAAGCCCTGCTCCATCGTCCACATGTTAATGCCCTTATTCTGCCACTCGATGGTCATCAGGTTCATAGACCTACGGGCTGTGCGCAAATCATAACCAGACCGCATCTCCCGGCCCGCACGCTCCCACGCTTCCTCGGCAATTTCCGTGAAGTCAAGATTAAAGAGCGTTGAGCCGGTAGTTGTCATTTTTTACCTTGGCATGAGCATGGTACTGGCTTAGGCGTTACTGCGCCACCCCGCTTATATTGAATGAAGTCGGTGTTATCTCGGCGAGCTTTACGCTTACCACTAGGCATTTTGGAGGGCATGATAGCCCCCATACCACGGCTAGCTAACATGATTATTTCTTCTTGCCGTAAGCCATACCGCCGCCACACATAGCGATCTGGGTGCCTTTAGTCTTACCACGCTGGGCAATACCATCAGCAGCTTTGGTAAAACCACCAGAAGCCAACTTCAAGGATGTACCCTTGCCGCCTTTGTGCTCTTGCTCGTCGTGTTGTTTAAACGCTTTTTTAATCATGGCTTTATCTTGTGCAGTATCAGACATACCACCTTCAGCCATGCCGCCTTTTTTCATGCCCATCATTTGCTTTTTATCAAAAGTCATGTCGGCTTTAGAGCCTTCTTTCATGCCTTTTTTCTCAACGTCTTTGCCTGATTTCTCAAACATTTTCATTTTTGCATTCATCATATCGCCACCTTTAGAAAATTTACGGCCTTTGTCGGCCTTTGCAAAATCTTGCCCCACGGATTGTGGGACTCCCGCCTTTTTAGCAAACGATGGCGAATGTGCAATCGCTTCCATAAAATTATGCTGCTTCTTGCTGCTTGAAGGCATCACTTACTCCAGCCCGGAATTGAGTGAACAATCTGCGTTAGGGCAGACCCAACTAAACCACCAGCCCCGCCAAGCAGCATGAGCATTCTCCAGCCACCTTTGGCCTCGGACAGTGTTTTCTGTATCTCAACAAGCGTATTTTTAATGTCAGCCATATCAGCCGCCATCTTATCCATGTCGGACTGTAAATGCGCAATATCAGCGGTGTGTGTCGCTAACTCGCGTGCTGTGGCTATTTCTGGTGAAGTCATCTTAGCAGTTCCATGCCTTTAGGCTTTTGTTAATCCGGCTGTTTGGGTCTTTGGCTGTCTTCTCGCTTGTCAATTTCTTCTTCATCCCACTCATCCTTGCACAGAAGGAGTCGCGCCGTGAGCCGCCTTCCGGCTGGGGCGGTTTTAAATTCATGCCTTGCGCTTTCGCAGAGGCCCGACCCTTGGCGTTCAAGCCACCCTTGGGGTTCTTGCCTTCTTTGCGTGTCCATGCTGCTGTCTTAGCCATAAAATACCGTAGCGGTTACTGAACTTCCAACACCTACAAACATACCGTTGGGGCAATAGATACCTTCACCGGGAATCTTGATAGGTAAACCAATGATGTTGTATGTATCAAGTTCCACCAAAAGAACGCTGTAGAACGTCACGTTGCTAGTGGCAATGGTGCTAGATGCTGCGGTTGTTACAGTAAAGACATTGGCGTTGGTCTTGGTAATTGTGTACACACCTTTTGTCGCTCCACCAGTGGTGAAGTTCATAAATACCCTGTCACCCGTAGTCAAACCATGCGCCGTAACGGTAGCCGTAAGGGTGGTACTAGGTGAGGTTCTAACGTATGTACCTGACTTATAAACGGTAGGATCAGCAACAGCCGAGCTACGCAGGGACGCTGTAGCAGGTGATACTGTAATGCCTTTAAGCCGAACAGCACTTGTAGTTACCGTTGTAGGAGCCGTTGCATGGGAGGACTTAACGTCATATTGCATTGCCATGATGCAGTCCTATCCGTAGAATATGGTGCTGGTTACTGTGCCAGACGGTAAAAACGCATATATACCAACCGATGCCAAAACACCTTCGCCGGGGATCAGGGTGTAAAACGCTGTTCCAGTAGCGCAGTCAATCTCAGCCAACACATCTTGATACAGCGTTACATTACCATTGGTAGTCAGCACCCCTGTAGTCACTGTAAATGTGCTTGTCGTAGGTACTGTTACAACGCTATAGGTGTCTGGTACAGCCGTGCCGGTCAAGAAATTTAAAACTACCCTGTCGCCTACACGCGCCCCGTGATTAGCGTAGGTTACTGTACAGACTGTAGTGCCGGGGATGTTGTAGGTGGCAGCTTCTGGGATATTGTTTGCAAAGGAAACACTCAAGGTAGAGGTAGCCGAAGGAGATATAACAATCCCTTTCAGGCGCGTGCGATAGTTTACAGCTACGCCCGTTACCGTGTTGTGATACGACTTTACGTCATACTGCATCGTCATGTTGTTGCTCCGGTGCGTCTAGCCTGTTAATAAGCATCTTGTACGCTTGGATCGTGGCCTGAGCCTGAGTCACAAAAGTTTGAGCCTTCTGGGTTTCAGTCTCTAGGTCACGTATCTCAGTCTCCAAGAATTCCTTGGTGATCTGCATTTTAAACTGCGCTAGAGCACATCAGGTAGTAAGGCGTGCCGTCCGATGCCACGATCTTGACAGTCTTAGCAATTGTGGCAGTGCTGGTTACAAACAATGCCGCAGGGATATTCATCAAGTTAGCAACTGTGCCTGTACCGCTGTTTGTAAAGCGGATGAAAGAAGCGTTAGTCCAAGTGCCACCAGAAGCAAAGTTAGAGTCAGCTTGAATAGCTGCCAATGTACCGCCGGGGTTAGTGGATGTACCGCCCAGAGTGGCACGCAAAGCGTTACCAGCACCAGAAATCTTACCGGAGCCATCCACTTCCAATGAAATGTGAGCGCCATTGATTGTGCCGCCAACAGCCGCTGTAGTTGTAGTAACAACAGAGAAGAAACGGGCGGTCTCACCAGAGCCAGCAGCCGTAAACGTCAGCTTGTCATACACCAGACGGGTGTCGCCTGACGCAGCCGAAGTCGTAGCATAAGCAGAATTGATGTTCTGTGCAGTAGTAACAGTAATGGGGGAAGAAGCTGTGCCGCTGATAAAGCCGTTTTGTGACGTTACTGGGCCGGAGAAGGTGGTCGATGCCATGATTTTTCCTTACATACAAGTTAGGCGCATTAGTCTGTATGTCGTCAGCCGGGACTGTCTAATGCACCGGAAAGCCCGGAGTAGCGTATTTATATCACGTTGTTTGTGGGGATGCAACTGTTTTATTGCGTGCTGCTAACATTTTTGCTTTCCATACTGGATCAGCCCATAACGCCTTTGCTGCAGCAGCTTTTGCCGCTTTGACTTCGGGGCGGCTGGCAATCTCTTTGTTGTTAGCAGTCTGCATGGCGGCGTACTCAGGATTGCTCCATTGGGCCTTTGCCTGCTCGCGTGTCTTAGCCTTGGACTCTATGGTGCTGCGTGCCTGTTTAATCCCGCTCTGACGTTTTTGGCGAACCTCTGGATTAGCCCACGCCTCTGCACTATTCTCGGATTTCATTGCCCGCGCTTCTGGTGTGCCCTGTATGGCCTTTTGTGCTGACACCGTTTTAGCGCGATATTCTGGGTCTTGCCAGTGTTCTTTAGAAAAACGACTGTCTACTGCTTTATGCGCTGCGGTTCGTATAGTCCCACTGCCGCCCTCCCCGCCATCGGTCAAGTTAAACAGCGACCCAAGATTTAAGTTGCGCCTACCATACAGAGCAATAAGCTCGATCTCTTTGGCAAAGGCTTCAGCTTCACTGTCTGCCGTAAAAACTCGTTCGCAGGGCGCTACAAGTCCCCGCACCTTAAGGTGTGCAATGAAGTCTTGGAAGGGCTTATTGTGGGAACCCCTAGACCAATGCGATAAGTCCCGCTGCCCCGTACCTTTACCAACGTAGACGGGCTGGTTGTTCTTAGTTGGGCGGGGGTCACGGTAAACGTAGACGTAGAACATAGAAACTCCTGAAGTGGTGGAGTCACTATAACACAATGGTTGGGGAATTACAAAATATTTCTGAGGATTCAGAATTTGATTACGACATGGGTAACTTTAATACGACCTAAACAACAATGCGTTAGCCAAAGAAAAAGGGCCCCGGAGGGCCCTCTTAGTAGCGCAGAACCTAGGTTCCATGCGGGTTGCGGGGCATTATGCTCCGGGTGAACCAAAGGCTCCAAGCGGGTCGCTAACGCCGAAACTGTAACGCTCGCGTGCTTTGTAACGGACATTCCCCGTATCAAAATCACCGTCCATTGAGTTCTGGAGGGGTGTACGAACGAAGTGCTTCAGGCCATTAGGCACATCTGTCAACAGGAACCAAGCATTGGTATCGGTCAAATAGTGGTTAATCGAATAACCACCGGGGATTGAGCCGTTATTTTTCAATGCATTGATATCGTTGTCAGCAGTAGACACGCGAAGTTCAGTTTCCAACAGGCGGGTTGCAGTGAACTGCAGTGCCGAAGGAACGATCAACTTCTGTGGCTTGGCAGCGATCAACAGGCCGCGCTCATCTGTCCATGCAGCGATCTGAATGACGGCGTTTTCCAACGATGTTTCATTCAAGTCAGCAGGGGTAGAAGGAGTGTTGCTGTTTACACCACCGGACACCAGAGGGTGTGCTGTGTTGAACAAGGTAACACCGTCACCGTAAGTCACGCCGCTGCCGCTGAACCCGGTGTTCAAAACGTAAGCTGCTTTAACTTGCTTGGTGTAGGCCATAGCGCGAGCCAAGGCTTTGGTGTAACGAGAAGACAGGCTGTCATACAAGTTATCTTCCACAGCTTCTTCTGTGATGGAGAAGCCCATCGCAATAGTTTCGTGGTTGTAACGAGCAGTCCAAGCTTCTTGTGCATTGTCATAAGCGATGGCAGAGCCTTCGTTCTTAACAGGTGCAGCGGAGAAACCAGACAGTTTTGTCTCTTCTTCAAAACTACGCTCTGACGTTTCAGTTTCGTAGAGTTCCTTGTGCTCTTCGCCGTATTTGGCGTACTCAAGACCGAACAATGCGTTCAAGCCGGGGAGCAGTTCTTTGAGTAGTTGTGCGCGTGAAATAGCCATGATTTAGCTCCTTATGCCACACCAAGTGCGGTGTTATAGGCATGACTGCCCACGTTAAACTTAACCAGAACATCTGTGTAGGCATCGCCAACAGTAGAGAATGGGCCTTGGACAAAACCAACAATCTTCAAAGCATAAGTAGCTGTAGCAGCCACAGAGATTGAAATTGCAGTGTTGGAGTTACCGTTCTGGGTAGAGCCAGTGCTAGTACTTTGGACGGCGTTCAGAATAGCATTCATTCCGAGAGCAGTTTGAGCCAAAGTTCCTGCAGCTTGCACTTGGAACACGGTACGGTCATCATCAATAACCATAGCTTGAACCACGCCAGTTGTGTTGGCGGGGTAATACTGGGAGTACATTGTCTGGCCCTGTGCATTCACAAAGGAGCAGCCAACAAACACACCAACAGTACCGGCAGGGAAGATATTCCCAGCACTAGAACCAACGGTCGTAACGATTTCCAAATATCCCGAGGTGTTAACAGCAACAATACTTCCATTGAAAATATTGGCGTTGTAGCCAGCGGGGTCGATCAAGAACGTGCGAGTGCTACCGGCATATGGTAGACCTCCCAGTTCATTTACGGCTCGAAGGCCGTAGGGGGTTGCGGTAGATGCCATTTAAGACTCCTAAAAAATTAAAGACCTTTACCGAAAGTAACCGTGGACTTACGTTCTTTGAACATAGGCATCCGTGGATCACTCTCGCGCATGAAGTTATTGTCCACCGCATTCATCTGAGAATCAGTTTGGTTCTGATAATAAGCGTTGCGTTGTCCAACAAACTCTGACGGGGTTTTGCAAAGTAACAGACCGCCCACCTCAACGCTATCTGGAAACGCACCGTTGGTGGCTCCAAACAAACGAATCTCTGGGTGATCGGATGCCTTTACCGGCTCCCATCCCTCACGTAACTTAGCGGACATGTTAATGGGATCATCTTTATTCAACGTCTTGATTCTGATCCAGCGAAAAGCATAACCCGGCTCCGGTGTGGGGTCAGGTAAGAGTTGTGGTGGCATCCATTGTTTTGGGCGCTCCACTTTTTCACGAGTTTCAAGATCACGTTGTGGTCGTGCAGATTTTTCCATTTTCATTTCCTCATTTCTTCAGCAACCTTACGGGCGTACAATTCCAAAGGAACCCCCAACCGCTTGGCGAGATTCACCTGTGTCTGCGTAAGTACGATTTTTCTTGGCGCTGTACTACGGGTAGCAGGTGCAACGATGTTGGATTTAGTGCGTTGAGGTTTAGCATCAACGGAATCATCGGATCCAAACTGCTCCGAGAATCTTTCGCGCATATCAGTGTTAATACGTCTATAGTATTCGTCACTCCCTGCGGGAATACCCTCCCCAACCAAGTCCTCATGTAGTCCAAGGGCATACGCTGTCATTCGCTTATTAGCGCCAAACCACTGGTTTTTATCTTGCCATGCAAGTAGTTTGTCGTCAACGGGCGCAGCTTGTTGGGGCTGTTGTGTGGTTTGTACAGTAGTTTTTTCGACTTGTAAAGGGGCAGGACGAAAATTATTTACCCGATCTTCCTTCAGTTTAGCGGAAGTAAGCGCCGCCTGAGCCTCAACTAAAGCATCAGAATCGCCTGATTCATAAGCTGTTTTGTACTGCCGCTTGGCATCAGCCAACTCACTTGCCACTACCTTTTTGGCCTGCTCTAGTAGAGCAGTCTGGTTTTGATTGACGGAACCCTTGAGTTTCTGGTTCTCGTCCGCCATAGCATGAGCAAACCGTAGCGCCTCGTCTTTTTCCCGTTGGGCGGACTCTTTAGCCCTACGCTCATCGTGGTAGCCCTTAGTAAAATGCTTAATGCGCTTTTGGACGCTTTCGTCGTATTTTGACAACTCTTCGTCGGTAACTTCTTTGGGTGGGTCGGTCATGGGCTTGCGCCCACGGTCTTCCTCAGGGGTATCGTCTACCACCTCAATTTCGGGTTTATCCTCGGCGGGGGCTACAACCTTGCCACCTTTTCGGGCATTCTCTTCCACCTCATCGGGGAATTCAAACTCCGTTTTTTCAACTTCTGCCATGATTACTCCTTAGGTTGGGCGTTGGATTCCGCGAGGGTCTTGCACAACAGCCTGAATAGAGTCGTCGTTAATCAAACGCCACTCAGTACCATGAATCTTCATTCTGGTTCCGGTATTAGGGCGAACAAGGATGAAATCACCAACTTTACAGGATGGGCCAGATGGGAATCGCTTCTCATCTTTGAACGCATCGGGGCCAATCTTGGCTACAAACAACACGGGGGATAATAGCTCCTCGTGGTACATCATCTGCGCCGTCTTGATAATCCCAGCTTCTCCCAATTCTTCGTCTGCTTTTGGGAGCATACAAAGAATATGGTATGTAACAGGGTCAGGCACTTGCGTGGCTTTTTCTTCGCTGGAGGTATTAAGCACCCCAGAAAGATCAACCGCACTAATATCAAATTCAGTCATCGTCAGAGTCCTTTAGTTTACGCACGAGGTCGCCAAGTTCGTACTGAGCGGTTTGGAGACCTCGGATGGTTCCGCACAGTTCTTTGTAGTGATCGTAGGATTTCGCGCTACCCTCACTGACAACAGTCGTCAATTCCCTGACGTGATCTTCTATCTTCCGATTTAATAGCTCTAAGACTTTATTCATTGTTCACCTTCTGTGAGTTCAACAGGAGTTGTAAGCGGTGGGCGTCCTCCTTCTGGCTCAGGCTTTGCCCATGAATCTGCCCGCCGTGGGCCATCTTCTGCCCGTGCGCTTGCTGCGCTTGACCCATAGCTTGCTGCTGTTGTGCTGCTGCCATCTGTTGCTGTTGTTGCGCCGCTGCCATCTCTTGTGCGTGGCGGTCCATCTGCATCTGCATCTCCATGCGGTGCTGCTCTGCCAACATCACTGGGTCTGGGTTCTGACTACCTTGGGCCTGCGCTTTAAGCTCCAGTTCAGCCTGTTTAAGTAGCAAGTCCCCGTCAACCTTTTTAGCCTTAGTCGCGGCGTCCATTTTCTTAATCTCAAGTTCTTGCATCTGCATCTGCATGATTGGATCTTGCGCCTGCTGCTGGGCCTGCTGCTGGGCTGCTTGGCCTTTACTCTGCGCCAACAACTGCTGCGCGGCTTGTGCAACCAGACGCGACAACATAACTTCTGCATCTTCTGGCAAGTCCTCGTCTGGAGTGGGCAACGGAACGCCAAGCTGCTCCTCCATCTTTTTGCGGTACGCATACGCCAAATGCTCCGACATATGTGCGTCAATCTCAGCCATCATCTTCTGAGCTTGCGGGTTTTGACCAATCTGCGCCATCATCAACGGGTCTTGCTTCAGGGCAGTGTGCACAGCAATGTGAGCGTCGTGGTCTTGATAGATAAACGCTTTTGTTGGCTTGCCGTTCAAGAACGCCATGTTCTCAGAGACTGGATCACGTGGGGTCATATCATCTGTAACCGGCACAAGCTTCTCAGCGTTCTTTATGCCCAACACTTCTAGCATCTGACGGTGCAACTGGGGCAAGTCGTAAATCTGTGGGGCCCCTTGTGCCAACTGAATCGCCGCTTGATACTGCATGATCCGCTGGGCCATTGTCGCGCTGTTGGGATCACTGACGGGGATGACCTCCACCATGTCGTAGTCTTCTTGCTTGGCGGTGCGGTCTCCACTTTGGGGGTCGTACTCATACTCGGTTGGAGCGTAGTCCCTGATAATCCCCTTGAGCAGCTTAAACTCTTGCTTCATCGAGTAGTGCACCCGAGCCTGCACCGCGCTCATGGTTTTAAGCTGGCGCTCTAAGATAGCCAACGTGGTACCTACCGGAGCATTCGCACTCATGTCGCTGACCTTCATATCAGCAACTGAGCCAAGGCGACGCCCTTCTTCGGTGATTGTGGCTAAGAGCGCTGCCAGCACCTGTGACGGCTCCTTGTACGGCAGTGTCATGATGTTATCGCGCACTGTGCCCGACGGTACATCTACATCACGGAACTCACCGGGGCTAATGGGTGTGTCGTCGCCCTTGATGCGAAGCCCACGAGTTTTCAACCCACCGGGCAAGTTAGACAGCGTACCCGCATCTACGAGTTGACGGATGATGGATGTGCCTGCGCGTGCGTAACCACCGATCAGGTGGATGAAGCCAAACCCATAAGCACCAAACCCGGGGATGTAATCGTACTGTACGAAGTGCTGGCGTTTTGCCTGTTTCGCATCGTCCTCATCCCAGTTGCGGCGAATAGCAAGAACTTTATTAGTGCCACGGTCTATCGTAATGACGTATGGCAGCGCGATGCCATCTTCGTCTTCGTATCCGGGTAAGTCGTAGTCGATGTGCACTTCGAGAATCTGGTACCTGTCATCGTCAGTCAGCGAGTATCCTTGCTCTTGCGCTTTTTTCTTCTCCACATCTGAGTGGATCATGGCGGGCTCACCCAAATCTACGTCAACGTAGAACCCATTGACTTGTAGCTTACGCAGATCGTTCTTGGTCTTACGCATAACGTGCGTTACGCGCTCGGATGTACGCACTCCAGTGGAGCCGTAGGGGATAATGATTTCCTCTGCGGGTATAAATATGGACGTCTGCCGCCCAAGGCTGGGGTCAAAGTAAACCTTCTTAAACGCTGCACCAGCTAAGCCCAGATTAAATAACATCCGCTCATGCTCGGGCCGGTACTCAGGCATGCCTTCTGTAAGCTTGTAATTCATGTCATCCCGGACACGCTCGGCTGCTTGCTCTTTGAGCTTGTCTATAGCTCCAATGATCTCAGTCTTAACCGGGCCAGCCGCAGGAAACGTCTCGATAATGGTTTCACTTTGAAACCTAACTGCCGCTTCAGTCAACACGGTTGAGAACACGCCACATGCACCTATCCACGGCTCGGTTCGCTCTTCGTACTTCATCCCCAGAACTTCTAAGCCCTTGACATACATCTCAACCCAGTCTTTGCGACTGTTGATGTCCGCATCCACCAACTCAACAATATCGCTGGCTACCTTCTGCAGCGACCCCGGATCCATCTCCTCGGCTAAGTTAGCCGCAAAGTCCTCGCCTTTTTCACCTTCATCGGGCATCAAGTCAATCTCAAGGCCGTCCATACCAACGACTACACCCTCTGGGTTCTCAATCTGAATCTCTATACCGGGGCCTTCTTCCTCAGGCATGAGTGCGTCTAACCCCATTGGTGCAGGGTTCATGGAGGGGAACATATTAGTAGCCATTATTTAGTCCTTGTGCGCAGTATTGCGCGGTTTGTTTTGGGGTTGTAGGTGTATGCAGTAGCCGGGTGCCCGCTTTTAGAGGCTCGGTCCTTAGCGCGTTCTTGTGCTGTCATGCTATTACGCGCCTGCCCAGCAGCGGTTAGCTTCTCGGATCCCTCTTCCATTTGCCCACGCTTACGCAATAAGCCAATCGCCATATCACGAGATCCAACTTGCGCGGCAAGCCGATCAATCAAACTATCGGCTCCCATGAATTTCTGAGTCGTCATATGTATCCTCAATAGTACGCTTGCCGACGGTTTGCGTAGAAGGCATCATTATCCTCGCGGTCGCTGCTTAAGCGCAACATCCCACCCTTGCGAATTCTCATCAACGCCAGCGTCATCGTGTCCACCTCATCGTCGTGCTCACCAGCGGGGAAGGCCAAAATCTCCTCCACGGTCTCCGCAGCCCAACCATTCTCGGGGAACCACACGTGCCCAGACGCAAACATATCCGCTACCGCATTTAGCCGTGCAATCTTGTCCTGACCCTTACCCGGACTGAAGTCTTGCACAAATATACCTGACCTGCGCATTTCGTCAATCAATGGTTGACCACTGGCCTTAGCTTCTACGATCACACTGTCGGGCTCCCACTGGCGGTACTGCTCGTGAGCCATCGCTTTTAGTTCCGGAAACTCGTACTTCCCTTTGACTTTGTTTAACAAAATGACGTTTGCCGTGCCATCGTCCTCATTCTCCCACACCCCCCACGTATGGCATACAGAAAAGTCAGACCTGTTGCGCGTTGTAAGCGCCGTATCAAAAGACTGTACAATAAAGCTAAGCTGCGGCGGCTTGTCCTTGGTCCACCACCGTATCCAGTCCCGTTTAATGATCGCAGCTTCGGCTGCGGTGGGGTTTTGCTGGTACTGCGCGTACCACTGCCACATAATGTGGTGCATTGACGCCCGGGTTTGCTGCAGAGACTCAATTGACCACTGTTCGGGCCAGATAGACTTTTCATTCTCGGTGTGTTCGTTCAAAATGGCAGGAAACTCGAACGTTTCATACCTATCTCCCCCCGCATTGAGGGCCGAGTCCTTAACCAAGCGCCCAATCAAGTCCCTTTGGTGCCATCTTGTGTGTAAAACGCAGATTTTCCCCTCAGGCATGAGCCGAGTACGCAGACCAGCACTGAACCACTCGTATGTGGAGTCCAAAGAGTTCGTATTTCCCGCTTTAATGTCCTGCTCAGACAGCGGATCGTCGGCAATAATCAGGTGGGCACCCCGTCCAGCCAGCGCACCACCCACACCAATGGCAAAATACTCGCCACCCTTGGTCGTATTCCACTGCGCCGCAGCTTTTGCGTCGCTTGCGATGTTTGTATTTGGGAAAATAGCCTTGTATTCGGGCGTACTGATGAGATTTCGCACCTTACGGGCCATCACAACCGCCAAATCTGCAGTGTGTGAGGCCACAATCACCTTGTGGTCCGGGTGTTTTCCCAAATACCAAGCCGGGTAGTAGATAGAAATCATCTGGGACTTGCCCATACGAGGAGCCATAGACACCGCAATCCGGTTCTTGGTGTTCTCTTGCACTTCCATCAGCAGATGCCCAAGCCGCTTAAGGTGCACCCCGAACTTATAGTTAATATCAATAGCGGCAATGAACGACAAGAAGTCGTTTTGGGCCAGAGACACGCGTTTGCGCTCCTCTAACTCATCAAACATAGCAATCAATTCTGCAGAAGCGTTGGGCCCAACCCGCTTTAGTATGCTGTCAAGCTGTGCTTTATTTAGATACGTCGACATCTGTAATATCAATCTGCAGTTGTCTATCCGGCACGTTGGGGTTGTCCAGAGCTACCTCGGCTTCAAGCACCCGGGTCAGGCGCTCCCGCAGTAATTGCTCTAGTTCTTCCGTAGGCCGGTGGCGCAGAGTTACTTCTGACTTGTCCGTGAATAACCCGACATCGCTTATCTTGCCCAGCATCTCCAAAGACTTCAGGCGAACCCGTGGGTCTTTATTAGCAGACTCCACAATCAGCTTATTGGTTATATATGTTCGCAGTTGTACGGCTGACTGCACAACAACCTGATCGTATTCGGACAGCAGGGACTGCAGGTACACCACCACGGTGGGTTCCGATAGGTCGACATCGCTTGCCAACTCGCCCATGAATATGTCGCGGGCTTTCTCTTTGGCGTCGTCAGATATCTCGCCTAGAGTAGGTAGATTGTCAGTGTCTACTAACGCTGCCATGGCAGCGGATACGCGTTCTTCCAACGACACAAAGGTCGGGGAGTAGTCCGCAAGTGGGATATCGTAATCTATAAGTGGTGTATACATCGTGGCGAATTAGCAGCCTATGATGGTGGGATTATATACATAGTTTTTTTTCGTGTGTGTTTTATTTTTGACGGGGGCCTGTTTTCTGAAAGACGGGGGTGGGTCTGGGTAGGCTGAGGGTGGGGTAGTTTCTGGAGGTATTTTAGAAGTGGTAGCGGATGCTACGCTCAGCGTAAGCGGATGGGCGGAGTCCCATTGACCCAAGTGGTGGGTCGGGGGGCGGTGGGTCGAGAATAGGGTAAAACATTTAAGGTTAAACCTTTGCGTAGATATTGACAAGGGTTTAAATTCATGATGTAATTCATTTGTCGGTTAAATAAGTAACTGGCAAATTCTAGTCAACATTATTTAAAGGTTTATATGTCAAAGTTCACTAAAATCAATTCTGCAATAATTGCCTCATTTTCAAATGGTGCAAAAACAATCGAGAAAACGATTGCCACAATTATTATTGGTCAAAATAAAGCAATTCAATCGTTGGTTGACGCCCATTTGTTAGCATGCGACACAAGCAAAGCATTATACATGAAGGGTAATGCCTCGTCTAATGACGCAAGAAAAGAGGTTAAAGCCTTATTCGATACGCTTGCATCAAAAGAGTTTGTATCAAAATCCACTGCCGCCTCATATCAATCATGCTTTTGGATAGCATTTGAGACTGGTGTCCCATTTTCCCGTGATTTGAACAATCAAAAGCATGAAGCTAAAAAAGAGGAATCCGCAAAAAAAGAGGAATCCGCAAAAACTGGAAAAGTTACAATAACCACCGATAGCGAATTATTGAAAACTTTAAGCAAAGCATTAGAACAATGCGAAGCATTAAATCGCAAAACCCTCAAAGCAGATTTGATTGAATTGATTGTAGACTTTTTCCCTGACTTCAAAGCATAGGGGTTTACCCTACCCATCCAAGCCCTGCTAGTCAGGGCTTTTTTTCGTCCAGATTTTTGGGCGGATTCGTTGACACCGGCAGCAGCCTCACCCGCCACGGCGGGCACCGTCATAGTAGTTCGACCGTGAGGGAGAGTGGGAGTGTGAGAGCGCGGGCACGCGTGCGCGAGTGCGGGTAAATGAGAATGATTCGCAACAAAGTACAGTACATAAACCCAGTACACCAAAAGTACCACAAAGTTTTAAGCTTAAAAGTTTCGCTTGAGGTAGGGCTACTACGACGGCGGGAAATGGCATGGGTTTGTAACGGTGTAACGCTACCCCTGTTTTTTGTAACGCAAGCCCTGTTACAAGTTAGGTTAGTAAGCACTCACTTCGGATTTAGGAAAAACTTCAATGAAAGCAACAGGTTGCATTCTATATATATCTTTTTTTTTTTTTTTTTTTTTTTTTTTTTTATTTTATTATTGTAGTTACGCTGTTACGCATTTATAAATGGAAAAGTCAAAAATCTCACCTTCAGACTTTTAAGCTTAAAACTTTACAGATAAGTTCGTGGCTGTAAGTCCAAATTCTCGGTTTCTCAGATTTTGACATTCTCAATCCTGACTGTAACAGCGTTACATTGTTACACACCCCCAAACTATCGAGGTTTCATGGGGCTTCCCAGCCACCCACCCTTCCGTTACAAATTCACCCTCTTTTGTTACATCGTTACATATACCTGTGCTATCATGCAGCTACTAAGAACCCCCTAACTCTCCCACTACCCCCATGCAACTACTATGAACCCCCTAACTCTCCCCCCTGCCATTGCCGCTCAGCTTAACGACCTTGGTGTCGATGCGCTCACGGCGGTTGAATTCTACCTCTCCAGCAATCTAGTGCGTGATGCTCGGGTCTTGGCGTTGGTGCAATCTGGTCGCACCCGTGCCTCCATTGCCGCTGACATGGGCTTGTCGCTCATACGAGTTCAGCAAATTATTGCCGCCCAGAAGGTCAAGAATGGGATTACAAAACGCTTGACAAACTACCGGAAATGATATATAATGTAAGTATTACATCGAGCATCGTCTGGATGTAGCGCCCACCACCTACATTTTTTTTGGGGGTTGCTCTTTAACAATATATCAGTTAGGTCTAATGGAAACTAATTAAAGTTTTAAGCTTAAAAGTTTCCAGTCCTTAGACCTTCGAGCCGCCGGTGCTTTATATACAGCACAAGCCAAATAGGAATGCGTCCAGTTTATACAAGAGGCAAACATCCAGATGCGGCAATAGTTTCCGCCCACTCTCCTTCATACCCACCCGTTGGGAATCCATGATACCGAGTGTTTGTTGTAAGTCTCCAAGAGCCTACAGAGCCATGCCAGTTAACTATTGCCGACAACAGATGTGCAATCAGCCCAGAGATAATAAGTTTACTTCCTCCCTAGGTGAATAGGCGTTGGGTTCAGCCCCAGCATTTTAATGGAGTAATGGGATAGGCGTGCGTCAACCCCCACGAAAGTCAAAATGCAAAGCGTACGCATACTACTTAAATGGATGGGGTGCAATACATAGAAACATGCAACACCCCTAGGGATGTGGGACAGATAATAATCTGAATAAATCACACCGACAAACCCTATCGTAGTTTAAAGATACAGACTTACTGTTTATCTTGTAGCCCTGCGAGTCAGGGCTATGTGATGCACAGCATCAAACTTTTAACCTTAAAACTTTTGGAGGATGATATGAACTACATCGAACAAGCAATGACCGACCATTGGGGTGAGCGTTGCCCCGAGCATGAGCAAGGGTGCGTTGTGTGTAGTGCGTGGGCACAGTACGACCGCATCGCTAAGTACGAGGAAATACTAACCAACCTATTGGTTGCAATGGCTAAAGACAATGACGTCCTGCGCGTCATGACTACCAAGAAATCTATGGCAGATGCCGTAGTTGCAATGAAACATCTGTGGGAGTAATTATGAAAACGTATACCGCAACTGTAGTGATTAGCTTTGCCGTTGATGTAGAGGTGGAAGCTGAGAACGAAGATCAAGCCCGTCAGCTACTCGATGAGAAAGCGTGGGAGATGTATTACAAAACATCGGGTGAGTCAGAACTCTACGATTTTGCCGAGGTAACGCCCGACCCCATGCTTGAGATCATAAGCAACGCACCTCCTCTTGACCCTGCGATACGTGATGCCATAGGCAGGATGATTATCGAGAAAAACGTAGGCAACCCATGACCAACTATCACTTACCAATCTGCACTTGTTGTTATGCGACACGGGTCGAACCCCAACGCAAACACATGAAACGACCCACTTGCATGGCATGTGGTGAAAGCCAAGCACGCAAAGTTAAACACTGCGCTGTGCCTATGAACAAGAGTAATTATTACTACGTGTCCGACATGCAGACACTAACCCAACTAAACCCAAAGAGGACGACATGAAAACAACTGACAACTGGATGAGCGAAGAAGGAATCCCACACAAGAACGGCTTTGTGCGGTTCTACCTTATAGGTTTTGAAGAAGATGTACATGGCTACCTTGGGTGGTTTGACATGACCGACTGGGATGAGGGTTGGAAGAAAGTATGGGAGGCGGCAGAGAAACGACGACCCAATGAAGCGTTCGAAGTATTGCGCCATGACCAACTGCAAGACCTATCGAGGAACGTGCAATATGCGTTTGAAGAAGCCTTGGAAGACAAAGACGAGACCACATGGTTATGGTGGATAAGGCATAACCGACTGAAAGAAGAGCAACTCAACCCCAAGCAAACATAAAACTTTTAACCTTAAAACTTTAGGAGAATCAAATGACAGCATACGAAGCAATGAGCGCACACCTTGAGCGCCACATGTATAAGCGTGGCAGAAACAAGGGCGATGCCCCTGCCGACAAGACCCGCCGAGGTAATACGGGGTTTCGGGTAATTAAGGCGGTGGACAAGGACACCACCACGCCGGTCATGATAGTGCGGATGTATCGCGCTGACCTGATAACTGCATACGAGGACGGGCGCATCCTGCTGGATACGGCAGGGTGGCATGACAGCCAGACCACCAAGCTGCGGATGAACGAAGCGTTTTCGTTCTTTGTGCCGTTTAATCTGCGGATATACAACTCGTCTATCCTGAGCCAGAGACAGACCGTGATTCGCTCGGATGGCAAGCAGTTTAAGTACTATGACGGCATGGTGCTTGGGGCTATGTCCGAGCTTCAGACCAAGCCACGCCCGTTCGAGATGTGCCGCATCGACAAGGCAGAGTCCAAGGAACTAGCGAGCGACCTGAAAGAATCGGGCTTTGCGGGTATGTTTCCCATAATGTACGCCACCTGTACCGTAGAGGACAAAAGCGGCTTGGGCTTTGGAGACAACACCACCGACATCATGAGGGATGCCGACCAAGCACATAAGTGGGCGGCGGTCATTGCCTACGCCAAGTACGAGAACCGCTACTCATACCACACCCGCAGTCGCCATGGCGAGGAGCGGGGCACGGCGAAGTCATGCTGGGCGACCCTCATGACCAACGCCAAAAAGAACATGTACGCCACATTGGACTCCAATGTGTTTGTCTTGTAAGGGTGACGCAAGTCACATTGTGTAAACTTTTAAGCTTAAATCTTTTCAACCAAGGAAATCAAAATGAAACTGTCTATCAACCTCAAACAAGCGGCTACCGCTATCCGCACCGTTGGCACCACCAACACCATCCTACTGCGAGGGCAGCCCGGGATTGGCAAGTCCTCTATCTTAGGCATGCTGGCAAAGGAGTTGCCTGACTATCAGATGTGCTACATCGACTGTGCCAACCTAGACCTTGGTGACTTGGCTATGCCGGTCATCGACAAAGAGACCATGACTACATCCTACGCACCCAATGTGCGCTTCGGTGTAGGTAAGAATCAAACTCGACCCGTTATGCTGATGTTCGACGAGTTGGGTAAGGCATCCCGCCCCGTGATGAACATGTTGTTGCCCACTATCCTCGAGCATCGTGTGGGGGATGTGCCCTTGCCGACCGGCTCGATTGTGTTTGCGACCACTAACTTAGATACCGATGGTGTGGGTGACAATATCCCTGCCCATGCATATAACCGCATGGATGTGGTGGTGCTGTCTAACCCTACGGTTGACCAATGGCTTGAGTGGGCGGCAGACAATGACATTGCCCCCGAGGTGATGGCGTTTGCCAAGCAGTATCCCCAGTCGTTCGACTGCTACGCTGACTTAGACAAAGACGATAAGAACCCGTACATATTCAACCCCCTGACCGGCAACACGAGGGCGTTCTGTTCGCCCCGTTCCCTCGCCAAGGTATCCAACATCGTTGCACAAAGGGCGGTGTTAGGGGAGGCTACCCTTGCGCTTATGGCAGGGCAGATTGGTGAGGCGGCGGCTCGGGACATGGACGCACTCATTAACTTAGCCGACCAGTTGCCCCTGTTCGAGACCATTGTGCGTGACCCCCTGAACGCCAAGATACCCTCGAGTGCCGGTGCGCTGTTCATCCTGTCATTCATGTTGGCTGGGCGGGTAGATGCCAAGACCATCGAGCCCGTGATGCAGTACGCAGGCCGTATGAGTAGCGCATCGTTTGAGGCGCACTCCCTGTTCATCGCATCCCTTGCATCGAACAAGACCAAGGTAGGCATGGCTTGCAATTGCCGAGCGTTCACCGTTGCCGCCGCCAAGCTTGGCAAATACTTTTAAGGTTAAAACTTTATGTTAACTAAATGGGAACGCTTCGAGCGTGTTGTATTACTCATCGCCATCATCGTGGTGGCGCTCGACTTATTTTATTGGCGTGGGGGTTGACGAATGACTGGCACTACCGTATATTAACGCAACCCCGAAAGCTGGCAGGCTAACGGGGTCACTTCCCAAACCATCATGTAAAGGCATGACAACATGAGCAAATTAGATTTTACCCGCTTGCGCGAAGCCCTCGCTTATGACCCAAAAACTGGGGTTTTCACGTGGCGTATTCGAGCGGCTAAAAACACACACATAGGCGAAATAGCGGGGTGCCCGCGCCCAAAGATGGGGTACATCCGCATTAGTCTTGACGGCGGTATTTATTATGCGCATCGTTTGGCGTGGGGCTATGTGTACGGAGTATGGCCTGCGGGTCAGATAGATCATATCAACGGCGTCCGCACCGACAACCGTATATGCAACCTGCGAGACGTGACGTCATCCGTAAACAACCACAACTCAACTAGAAAGGCCGCTAACCGTGCGGGCTACACCGGCGTACGAATGACCCCCAAAGGTCGGTACGTTGCAACCATATGCCGTAGGCATATCGGCGTATTTGATACACCAGACCAAGCGCATGCCGCATACCTTGCGGCGAAACGCGCACATTTACCAAAATAAGGAATCCAAATGTTAGTAATCGAACGAACATCTAACGGCAGAACAATTGTCACGTTTAAACGTGATTGGCATATTGGGCGAATCAGCAAGGCGTACCAACGCCCACTACCTAACCTCGTGCAGTCTAAAGACGCATGGAGAATTCAATCGGCACTACTAAGGAAACAATCATGAATGTATTTGAATTAGCACGGCAACTTAAGTCGCCCGGAGTTCGTACCGTAGCAACCTTTAACCCAACTCGTTTGACCAAGACCGTACGCACCATGGTACGCAAGAGTATTGCAACAGGCTTGCACAACGGTGGGCGGTCAAGCAAGACCAAGAAGGTACGGCAGATGGTGTTTGGTTTAGCGGGTGAACGCCCTACGTTTTTTATCACGCAAGAGACGGGCTATATGACGCTATATACGCCACGCCCTATCACCGAAGATACGCTCTCGGAGATCCTCGGCATACTTGAAGCTGACTGCGCCCTGCAGAAGATGGGCTACGACGACCTAAAGAAGCATCAATACACACCGAAGAGGGATGAGTTCTACAAGACCATTGATCGCAGGCACTTAGAGCATGTGGAGAGAATTAAAGCCGTAGGCAACCCTGATGTATTGGGGTCGCATTACATCATCGTGAGGCAACCTAAGCTTAGACAGCAGATGGCAGAAGCGTTCCTGAAAGAACGCACAGTCGAGGAGATCGCCATAGCCGAGCGCATTGCAAGGTATCTTGACGACGACCTTGAGTACAACATCCCAACAACATACGCGTTTTAAAAACTTCTAACCTTATAACTTTGGAGAAAATCATGAACGTTCAAGATCGAATCAAGAAGGCACACATTGCCATCATGCAGCATAAGAAAGCTTGCGCTTTCTCTGGGGTGTTAGCGTGTGGCAAGGTGACTGTCACCACCGACATACCATCGGCGGCAACTAACGGATGGGATGTGGTATACAACCCCGAGTTCATCGAGCAGAACATGGCGACTGACCCTGAGCTTCGCTTTGTTGTGCTGCATGAGGCGATGCACAAGGGGTACCGACACCTGATGGTGTGGCGTGCGTTGCACGAGAAGGACGCTCGGCTTGCAAACGTTGCCGCTGACTACTTCGTCAATGGTGCGCTAGTGGACATGGACGATGGCGAGGGGTTCATCAAGATGCCTGCGATTGGTATCAAACCTGACTCTAAGTATCGGGGCTGGTCAGTCCAGCAGATATTCGCTGACCTTGAGAAAGAACAAGACGATGGTGAAGGTGGTGGGGGCGGTGAAGGCGATGGGTTCGATGAGCATGACTGGGAGAACGCATCGAGCGGCGACCCCGCCGTAGAGCAAGAGCGAGCCAACGAGATACAGCGTGCCATTCGTCAAGGCGAGATTATCCGGCGCAAGATAGCGGGCAAGGGGGCGGGCGGTGCGGATGGTGTGTTCGGAGACATCCTCGCACCTAAGATTGACTGGCGCAAGGTACTGCGTGAGTTCATCACAGAGTCATGCGCTGGGCGTGACGAGGCGTCGTGGCGCAAGCCCAACCGTAGATTCTTGAGTGACGACATCTACATGCCCTCTATGGTAGGGACTACTATGACTGAGCTTGTCGTGGGGTTCGATACATCGGGTTCGTGTTTCGGCGGCACCGAGATGGCGAGGTTCGTCTCAGAGATTAAGACCATCATCGAGGCGGTCAAGCCCAGTAAGGTACATGTCATCTATTGGGACACCGCAGTAGCAGGGCATCAGACATTCGACGAGGGGCAGTTCGCTGTGCAAGACCTCAAGCCCAAGGGCGGTGGCGGCACGGATGGGTCGGTGCTGTTTGACTACTTGCGTGACAAGAACATCACACCACAAGCGATTGTGCAGTTCACCGATGGGTATGTAGGCGACTGGGGTAACACAAATGTACCTACCTTGTGGGCTGTGACCTCCGACCTTGTTGCGCCGTTCGGCACAACGATACACCTTGATGTATAACTTTTAAGCTTAAAACTTTGGAGAATATTATGGGATACAGATCAGATGTGACGGCGCTCATTTATCCGAGCAGCGGTGAGCATAGCTTGCTCAACTACGAGAGGCTCAAGACGCTAATGAACACCACGTTCAAGGATGTGTTGGATGATTGGGGCGACTACTTCGCTTGGGATGACCACCATCGTGTACTTAAGTTTACTGCTGACGACATCAAGTGGTACGACGGTTACCCTGATGTGGCTAGGTTTACTGAGTTCTTATCACAAGTACAAGACCTTGAGTACGAGTATGAGTTCATGCGTATCGGGGAAGACTATACGGACATCGAACAGGACTGTACCGGCGACTGTAATGGGTATCTGACGCTGAGCCGTACGGCGGAGGTGAATGCATGAAAGAAGTAACTGCACAAGAACTTAAAGAACTTGACCCCAAGCGTTTTGAAAAAGAGTATCACAAGTGGCAAGAATACTCCGCTGACTACGATTGGGCTGAGTGGGTCAAGGAAGACTACGAATCGCAGATGAAGTGCGAGGGTATCAAGATCGACAACTTCGAGTGGGATGTCTCGTACTCTCAAGGTGATGGGGCAGCGTTCAACGGGCATGTTGTCGTTCATGAGTGGATGGATGCTAACCCGCAGTACATGGAACAGTACCAAGCCTTGTACCTTGCGTGCAAACAGGACGGAAGCTATGTAACTCTACGCACAGGTCGAGGCATGTATATGCACGCCAACATGAACGAATCGTTGTGGGGCACCGAGCCTGAAGGTATCTTTAAGAACTTAGAAAAAGAAGCGTGGGACGAGTTGGTTGACGCTCAATACGTTGCCGCAAGCCTTGAAGATGAAATCAAATCAACGTGTGAAAGGTTTATGTCAGCTATGTACCACACACTCAGAGATGAGTACGAAGACATCACTAGCGAAGAGGCATTCATCGGATCGTGTGAGTGCAACGAGATAACTTTTAACCTTAAAACTTTGGAGGTGGATGATGAAATTTATTGTTGAATTAAATGGGCACAGGGTCATTCTGGATGCTGGGCGGCTTGAGATACTGGCATCAGCACTCAACGGTTCAGACTATATGCATGACCACCATGTTGGTGTGGGCAACGGCACATCGGGGCACGTTAAGTCGTACATCCCCGTGCTTAAGCCGTATAACCTGCATGAGAATTTTGCATTGAAGGTGTTAGACGAAGAGCATTACGAGGCAGTTAAATTTATTACCAAACAACAGGACTTATCATGAACTACATAGACGCATATACAAAACCATCCCCTATCGCAGGGGTCGCACGGTCTGCCATGATGGTGGACTTAAACATCGCCGTGTACTCGGGGCGCAAGCAAGACCGAAGCACGCAAGCCGAGGTCACAATAGCTAAGGGGTCGGGCTCCAAGAAGGCGGCATCGGTGTACAAGAACTTGTTTGCTGAGTGCAGAGAGCTTGAGGCAATCACTAAGTTCCAAGCCCGTGCCCGAGCCGAGCACTATCGCCTGACGCTCCCTTGGAATGACCACGGTGCAAGGCTTCTGCCCACTAAGGCGTTGCTTGAGTACCAGAACACCATCAACCGCTACCAAGATGAGTTTCATAGACTGGTCGATGCGTTCTTGGATAAGTACGACACACTGGTGGCTGGTGCGGCGTTTCAGTTAGGCACATTGTTTGACCGTGATGAGTACCTTAGCCGCAACCAAGTGGCAAGTAGGTTTCGCATGGACACATCGTTTACGCCGCTACCTACCGCAGGGGACTTTCGCTTAGATGTTGAGAGCGCAGTTCAGCGGGACTTGGTTGAGCAGTACGAGAAGAAGCTAGAGGAGCAGTTGACTGCCGCTACGCAAGACTCGTGGACTCGGTTGTATGACGCACTTACAAGGTTGAGTGACCGCTTGACGATTGATGAGGACGGCAAGAAGCGTACCTTCCACGACACCACGGTAACTGGGGCGGTGGAGTTGTGCGAGTTGTTGCACACGATGAATATAACTAACGATACTGCGCTAACGAAAGCTGCGCGTAAGCTTGAGGAGGTATTGTCTGGGGTAACGCCTAAAGAGTTGCGTGAAGTAGATGGGGCTCGTCTACAGACTAAACAGAAGGTCGATGAAATTCTGGGTGCTTTTGATTGGGGGGTAGATGATGGGGAAAGTGAAGGCTCTGGTAACTGAGATTATGGAAGTAGCAGACAGGCATGGGCGAGCGAAATCAGATGCGCTCAGAATGCTAGAACATAAACTTGGATACCACAAAGACAATCCTATGTACGAATGCCGATACGAAGAGCGTGAAGGTGACTACACGCTAAAGAAATGGTGTGACGGACACGAGGAGGCATCCCGTGGGCTAGTAACAGACCTACCTGATTGGCTAGAGAGAATCAGGGCAGTCGCAACGGTAGGTGGGCATCTTAAGAAAGTAAACGTGCCCCCGCCTGACAACATCGTATGGTTCACAACTGACGACGATGGAAATTTAATTAACTTTATGGAGCTTCGATGATTTATGACAACCTGACTGATGAGGAGTTAATCCGATATGCCGATGGGCAGTCAGGGTTAATCAAAGTTTTATGCGAACGATTAGAGATGAGGTTGCGTGATATGCAAGACCTAGCGTATACCATGCCCGACCCACGCCAACTTAACTTATTTGAGGAAGATGATAATGTCTGATATACAAACTGAAATGCAAAAAGTACTTCGTGTATGGGATGCCACTCCACCCGTGACTACGTTGTCCCATGGGTTCAAGCCAACGAACAATGTGTCTCGTGTCACCTTTGACGCAGTAAAGAATACTCCGGGGTGTGAGCCTAAGTACTACGTGGAGCAACTGGTAGAAGAAGGGTACAAGAAGGCATCGGTGTCGTCGTTGCTTGCGCAGATGATCCGTCAGGGTCTGTTGCGCCGTGACGATCACGGGGGGTTACGAGCAACCGTACCGGAGTACACGCCACTCAAAGCGCCAAGCAAACGCAAGGTGGGGACGGTCAAGCGTGCTTACGCTAAGCGTGCCGAGCCTACCATTACTGAGGCTATAGCCAGCATGCGCTCAAAGAACCCACCGGCACGGGTGCCAAGCGGGTCAAGCGTTGATAGCATCATGGACGACATAAGTCTGACGGATGCCAATGAGTTATACCGTAGACTACATAAATTCTTTGGAGCTACTTGATGCGAGCCAAGGCGGTTCTTGAGTTTACCTACCCCGCGGATGAGGACAACTTGTTGTTTGCATTGAAGGGGCCAGAAATGTATAAAGCGTTAACCAACATTAAGATGGCAATAACGGGCGAGTTCACGCACAAGGCAGACATGGTAATCGTACTGGCACGAGTGCGGGACTTGACCAATCAAATTCTTGCAGACCTAGGGGATTGAGGGGAACTACTATGACTAACCGCCCACCTCTTTGGCAACTGTGGGAGATAGCGCAGGAGCTGGGCGTTCCGCACCGGCATCTGACGGCGCTAATCGCTACTGACAAGGCTGGCCCAAGG